AGGTCATCTACAGTCATTGTAGTAGAATTAATTGTGGTAGTTGTACCATCGACTTGTAGATTTCCTGCGATGACAACTGTTCCTGTATTATCTCCTACTGCAGCAGGATCTATTGTGAATGTAGCGGGACCTGCTAAATAGCCACCAAGTGTTAGGTTTCCACTAATATCTCCGTTTCCATTAATGTCTAGAGCAGTGGCTTCTACTTCGCCTGTACTTGTTATTGCACCACTATTAATAGTTCCTGAAAGGTAGAGGTTTTTAAATTTTTTGCTTGATAATCCTAAGTCTATTGATGCATCTGTTTGTGGATAAAAACCGTTATTACTGCCACTAAAAGTTAGTTCTTTTAGAGTTGTTCCATGATAAGAGCCAAAATATAAATGTTGATTTGATGCATCATTTGTACCTGCTACAAAATAACCCCTATCTGATGAAGTATATATATTGGCAACAGCACCACTAAAGATAGTTCCTGCAAAAGTGGCGTTCCCATCTGTTCCTATACTAAATCTTTCAGTATAAGAACCGCCACCCATGATTTTAACTTTCCCATTTCCTGACCAACCATACTCTAATTCATTTGAACCATTTACTCGCATGATTGTTCTTACACTTCCATTTGTGTCTTTGCTTCTTATTTCATAACCGTTGTTTTGTTGTATATGACCTGTAGTTGTTATAGCCCCACTTGAGATAGTGCCTGCTGTCATGTTGCCAAAGCTATTGGAATTGCCTGAAGCTGTAATGCTCGCTGACAGACTTAATGAGGTTCCAGAAACAGCAGAAGTGAAAGTTGTGCCACCAAAACTGTTGGAATTACTTGTGCTGGTAATCGCTGCTGAAGAAGTTAACCCATCAACAACTGCTACACCAGTAACATCTATTCCTGATGAGGTGGTAGCTAATCTTAAAGCACCACCTGTATAATAAAGTTCCGCAGCACCACTATTCCCAAAAAATATTTTATTACCTGAAGCTGTAGCAATATTTGGATTATCTGCCCAAATTCTTAAATCGCCAGTACCCCCATCTTTTATATAACTATTACTACCATCATGGTAGATTTCTAAATCAGCACTATCGCCAAACGTTGCTTTGACACTATCTAGGTGTTTGGTATTAACATTAAACTTAGTTAAGGAAGCACCACCGTCTATAGTTATATATGGAGTTACACCACCTGACCCATCATCGCTTCTTAAAATAATGTCTGTGTCATCGCCTGTGGTTTGTATTAGTAAATTACCTGTGCTGTTGTTTAAAACAGAGCTACTGCCATCGTGATATATTTGAAAATCATCACCTGTACCAAACTTAGCCTTGATGTTGTCTGGGAAAGTTGTGCCATTCGCATCTAGGTAGTCTTCTATCTTAGTATTTAAAGATGCTGTTGTTGCCTGGTTAGATGCATTACCTATGAAGATGTTGCCGTCATTAAGGTTTGGGGTGTCGTTTGATCTTCCCGCACCACCAACCTTGATAGAACCTGCACTTGCGTGTGATCTTTGAACTTTACCTATGTTTTGTATTAAAGAAGATTCACCTGTAGGTTTAGAATTGGTTAATGCACCTGCGGTTGTAGAAACATATAAAGTATCACCAAGGCTGAATGCAGAAGTATCAACGCTTGAAATGGTGCCAAAGGTTACAACCTCTGTGGATCCATTAAGAGATGCTGTTGTTAATACCAAGCCGAATGCTGGCATTTTGCTTGCAAAGTCTGCGTCTGCTAAAGCGACTATTGGTGTGGTCCCAGAGATACCTGATACATAAACAGCATCGCCTTTGGAAACAGCTTCGCCCGCCTGGGCTTTAAATATGACTGCACCACGAAGATCTCCGATAAATTCATCGGCAGTAACTTCGCCTGCATCTAATTGTGAGAAAGTGTCTAAGACTGCGGCAACTAATCTAAGCTCTATCAAGTCTCCTGTTACGAATGCATTAGCTGTTGTATTGTCTTGAGCACGAACAACTGTAAGCGTATTGCTGCTAATAGCAGTTACCTTAACTATTTCATTATTTGTTCCATCATCTATTGTGCAATAGAAAATATCATTGCCAGTTAGTGATGGAAATACTGAACCATCTGTAACAGTTATGCTTGTAGCACTACTGCTTATACCACTGGCAAGTGTTGTCCTTGCATTATTACTAAAGACAATTGCCATTAATTACCTCTTATTTTAGCTAACTGTAACTGTCCAGGTGATTGTCATTGAGTCAGCAGATCCTTTGTTTACAACTGAGAAAACCGTTCTACATAACATTGTGCCACTTGATGATGCATTAAATATGCCTGCTTCTGTAACCGCACCTGTTCCTGTTCCTGCTCCGAAAGTCGCAACATAAACAATGTCATTGTTAGTAACTGTAGTTGAAGTTAATGCTGTTCTACTACCAGCTAACTCAGAACCTAGTGCGGAGTCTGAAGCTGCGGCTGCTGTAGATCCTGTACCAATTGCCATGTGTGACATTGCAGCATCTGTTGCATTTTTCATTCTTGATGCAACAAAATCCTTACCGTCATTAACAACTATATTTGGAACCTCAGCAACGACCTCATCGTTAAGCTCAATTTTTAACTTACCTGTTAGTTTAAAATTATCAACTATCATTTTTACTCCTAATTAAGAGCACTTGTATTAAGTGCAGCTGTATTTAAAACACTCTTAGAACTGACAATAACCTTGAAGCTTATGCTCTCAGACATTGTTAGAGTATCATCAATACTTTTGTCAAAAGATATCACATCTTGATCAGATATGGAAAGGCTATCTGCCTTGCCAAGGCTGTTAGATCGGGATAAAACCTCAGCTATAGAAATGCTATCGCTAAAAGGTTTGGCTAATAAGTGAGCTAATTGTTCTGTAACATTTGCTGTATCTGTTAAGGGTTTTGTAAAATTAAATACACTATCCTCTGATAAGAATGCAATGTTAGTTTTTTCTGAACTTACGTCTGTTTGTAATGGGTCATCTACACTAGCAACATCGTCCAGGCTAAATGTATCAGAGAAAGATCGCACAAAGGCAACAGTTCTACTAAATGACTCACTCATAGAGACAGAGTCAGAGTGCGGTGCTTCAAATAGAAAAACTGGTGCCTCACTCATGCTTAACGTATCTGATTTAGGTAAGCTTAAATCTTTAGCGTCTGCCTCACCCATAGACACGGCATCTGATTTACCAAGACCTAGGTTAAATATAGAATCTTCTGTTAATCCAAAACTATCGCTTACATTTTTTTCAAAAGCAAAATCTGCATCTTCAAATATTAAAACAGAGTGTTGTATGTTTTTATTTACATTAAATGTTTGATTATCACTAAAGCTAAAGTTGTTATCTGTTAAAGATTTACTTAATAAAAGAGCAGGTTGGTCTGTTAAAGAAACAGCATCAGTAAATTCTCTTAATACCTCTAACAAGATAGCAATTGATTCTGTCATGGTGGCTGTATCTGATAAGGCTTTGCCAAGATCTACAGCATGCTCTTCTATCATAGAGACAGAATCTGTAAAAGGTTTATTAACAGAATAAGAAAGTTGTTCTAATAAACTTAAAACAACTACGTTTGGATTGTTTCCTGTAAAGTAAAGATTCTTAGTGTCTGGATCTATCAGTATATCTGCGAACAGATTAAGACTGGTTACTGTAAGATTTGGTTGTACAAAATCTAATAAGACTCCCGATATAGGAGCTATGATAGATGCACCTACATTTAGGCTTGGGTTAACAACAGATGTTTGTAAAGAGGGTGCGTTAGATTGTGCTGTTTCTACTGTAAGAGAAACCTCTTGGGTTTTTACACTTACTTGTAGGTTCGGATACTCTACAACTAATCGTATAGCCATTAGTCAAAGTCATCTCTCACATTAAACTTAATAAGATCTCCAACTGTTTGAATGTTGCCATCTGATTTGGTTATTTCTATTTCTCCCTCGTAAAAACCTGCCTCGGTAAATGTTGAATTGGTAAATACCATTGCACACTTACCTGCTGTTGCGTTTGTTATAGAACAAACAATAGTATCAACGATAGTTGTTGTTCCTATCTTTCTTATTCTTACTCTTGTGGTAGATCCTGTTAGATCTATAGGAGCAAAAGTTGTTGCGTCTTCTGGGTCTAATATTTTTCCCGCAGCAGCAGTATTTGAATCTGTTAAAGTAAAGTTTAGTTCAGGATGTGTATCCCCAACCACTACCTTAATTGTTGTTGAATATGCCATTACATAAACTCCTGATATTTAATTGTAAGGGGTGCACCAACTAATCCATATTTAGATTTTCTAACTGCCTGTGCTTCTCCCTTATCGTACATTCTTTTATTAAGATCAGCAGCCTGCACATCATTCCATGGACTGTCTTTCATCATTTGCAACCTATATAGAGCTCCATGAATTATGGTTTCCTGGTACTCATTAACAATTATATTAGGTATTGTTGTTGCTGTCGCTGTTGGTTTTAAACTATATAAAGCATACAACGAATAATTTTTATCGGGTGTGGGTGCGAGTAAAATAGTTTCTTGATTTCTTTGTGCATAATACTTTGGTCTTCCCTTGCCATATGCATCAATTAAGGACGGTGTGCCAATCAATGATTTAGGTTCTAATCTGCCTAAGTTTTTTTCTGAAACCTGGTTGTTAGATTCACCAAACTCATAATAAAAATCAATAATATGATTTAATTCAGTACCTGTAGGGATATCTAAATCAGCAGCCTCGTACTCATTAATGCCTGTAACTGTTTGAAATAATGTAAGCTCAGATAGATATATGTCTGTGTTTACACAAAAATCTGTTATTGTATTTCTTAATTCTTCAACAGCAATAAATGATGGACAACTTGGTGCTTCTCTTTTTACTTTAGGTACTAATGATTCTATCTTTTTTGCTACTGCCATTATTCATTATTGTGCTGGTGTTGATGGTCGTGGAGTAGATCCAGCATCAACTTGGTTTTTAATTCCTAGTGAATTTTGAAAAGACTGAAGATAAACTCCAGACCTTTGTAGGTCTCCAGCATATTCAGTATCTTTTTGATATGCCCTATACAGCATAAAGTCTAATATTCCATTAGCATAAACATCGTCTAGTGATATCACTGTCGTTGATGTACTAAAATCACTGATAGTTATATCTATAGGTGCTGAACTATAAACTAATTCTATAGTCGCATCTGATGCTGTGGTATGTGGATATACATAAAAGACTTTTGGATCGAGAGGATCATAAACATAATGCTCAACATTTGTTCCTGTGGTTCCATGCCAATCTTCTATCTGATCATCTAATACTCTTCTCTCAATATTTGTTATTGGTTTAGAAGTTGGATTAGAGTTTCTATAAATAGATAACAGTCTTAAGCCTGCACTGGGTAATGTTTGTTTAGCACTGTTGGCTGTCAAAGTAAAAGCTGCGTTGACTGGATTTGCGTCTGGTCTAAATAAAACAATCTCTCTCTGAGCATCGTTTAAATAATTTAACAAAGTTTGTTGAGACCATCTTACATTAGTCGTATCTTGCAGAATTTCTTCTGCTCTATTTATAAGATCAATTACTTTAACGGTTGCCATTTTATAGTCCTAGTTTTTCCTTCTCTTCTTTTGTTAAAGATCCTTTATCATAAATAAAAGTCCAGAAGTCTGACCTATGCAGTGGGCTCCATGGAAGAATTTTTCCGTGTTCGCCCCTTGAAGCTATTGGATCTTTTGAATTAGATTCGACTACTACTTCTTCTTCAACACCTACCGTGCTTTCAATAGATGCATATTGCAGTTCTAAATCTTTTAGTTTGTCTTTAGGGTTAAGAGAAACATTAAAGTTCTCTTTTGCTGATTTAATCAGTTCGTCTTTTGTCATAGTAACCTCGTTTAATTATAACTATGCTTAAGTTATCACAAAAACATGGATACAAGCTAGTGGGAAAAAAACAAAAAAAAGGGGAGCCGAAACTCCCCAAAGTTAAATTAAGCTACTTGTAACTTAAATTCACCAATCGCTGTTGGTAGGATAACTTTGTATCCGTAAACAGCTAGACCTCTAACGCCATCACCGAATGAAGACTCAAGTCTTACAGTTTCAGTGTTAGTCATTTGAGAAGCATAAGCAATCGCTTTTGGATGCCCATACAGACCAGATGTTACTCCAGCTGCTGTGCTTAAGTTGTTAGATACATACATATTGAATCTATCAACTGTTCCAATAAAGCCATTTCTTAATGGTGAAACATTGTCACCAGTTAAGTATGCTTGTCTAAGTTCTGACTGCTTTAACAATGTAGCAACAGCTGGGTTGATGATCATGAATCTTCCTTCTTCAGGAATATTGTTTTCATCAAGTTGCTGTCCTGCATCGAGAATGTGCCCTAAAACAGTAGAAGATGTGATGTTTGCTGGTGTTGCGTTGATGTCTGTTAAAGACGAACCTGCGGCTACGTTAGCGAACACATCTTGCTCAATAGCGATTTTCATGTTTTGAGCTGCATCAGATGCTGCTTCATTTAGAAAGTCGATATCGGCTTGCTCTTTTAGGATGTCATCAACTTTAAAAGCATAGCTTTTAGCTTTGTCGATGTTTAACTCAATGGTAGATGAAGTGACATCTGAATAGGAAATAGATCCTGTGTAATCAGCAACTGAGACTGCTGGTACTGTTCTGATGTTTACTTTGTTACCTAACCCTGAAATTTCTCCTTCGTACTCGTTAGTTGTAACTTCAGACAACATGGTCTGAGCATAAAACTTAGCTTGTAACTTTCTAGAGAATACTTCAGGTATAAAATGATTTTCACCAGCTGCGAAGCTAAAGCTCCCGCCTGAAGATGAATATGCCATATTAATTACCTCTTAATATAAAAGTTTATTTAAAAAGTAGTAAATATTTATTTATCTTACCCTTCCATCAGCATAAGCTTGATCAATGTCTTTCTCAAACTTTATAAATTCTTTATCAGAAAGTTTACCAATCTCTTGGGCAGTCCATATTTTTTTACTACTACCTACGTTTTGCTTCCTGGCTTTAGAGAGTGAAGGTTCAACATTTTGTTTTGCCTTTTCCACTAATTCCTTTTTGGAAACTTTGTTGGAAACTAAACCTAAATCTTGTTTATACTTTGATAAGAGTGCTACAACATCTTGGGCATCACCATCGGATGCGGCATTACGCCACATTCTAGATTGTCTTTCTAACCATATAGTGAAATCATCACTAGCTGATATAGACTTCCAATCGGGATGCACGTCTGCAATAGCTGCATAATGCTTCCTGTCTGCTTCTTCTTGTTGAGATTTTAAGACCTCTTCTGTAGCCTGTTGCATTTTTCGATCCACAGTCGCGATGCGAGCATCGACATAACTTTGAAGTGGTTTAACAATTTCTGGGTAATCTTTCATAATCTCACCTAGATCTACATTAACCTCTTCCTTCTGTTTCTCAATACGAGCTTCAGACTTCATGCTTTCAATCGCTGTTATCTTATTAGACATTTCAGTAATCTTAGCTTCAAGTTCTTTTTCTCTCTGGGTAGCCTTGGTCATTCGTGCCTGAGCATTTTTGTACCTTTCTTCCCACTGTTCGGCAGACAACAAACCCTTATCGGATTTAGTTAGTTCTTCCTGAATCTCTTCTTCTTGCTGATCAGACGCTTCTTCAGTTTCCTGAGATTCATCGGGTAAAGCTTCCACATCTTCGACAACTTCTTCAGGGGTGTCTTCAACTTCTGCCTCTTCGGTAGCTAACCCTTTGGCTTCTGGTTCAGATTCCTGTTGAGAGTTTTGAATTTGTTTCAACATCTCATCAGCTTCTTTTTCAAGCTTTTCGGCGATTAACTCGCCTTTAGTTTTTTCTCTTTCCATTTTAACGGTCCTTTTGTTGGGGGTGTCGATTAAAATTACTTATATATGTTAGGTGTATCCCTTTTGGAGCCTAACGAATTAATTACTTTATCAGCAATTGTATCTAAAGATACTATAAACTTAAGAATGTCGCAACGTCCTTGACTAAAGCGGTAGTTGTCCGTTATTTCCAACTGGTCCCGCTCCATTTGGCGAAGGGACTCCATTTCGTCCATCAGGACCGACCATTCCGTCCCCATTTGGGACTTGATCAACTTGACCGCCTTGCTGGCTGGCAAGGATAGCTTGTTGTAATGCTTGCTCATCCATTAACTCCTTTTGTGATTTAATTACTTCTTCTGGATCAATATCCAAGGACTTGGCAATATCAGTTAATAGTTTTTCTCTATTAACCATTTGTGCATCCATTGGATTATTGATTAAAGAAAGGAACTGTAACAATCTTTGTGATTGTACTTCTTTCTGTATAAGGGCTGTGGATCCTTTAGCAACAATACGCATATCTGATTTAACATTTTCATTTTCATTCCATGTCATGTTCCAATCATATAAAGAACGTATCATTGGTTTGGTAAGGTAGTCATCAATGTTTTTAATAACTGATTTTAAGACTATGTTTGCGTTACTCATTAATATAGAAATACCTGTGGCAGTTCTGTTGAGTGAGCTTTGTGTCTGTCCGTGAGTATAGGACGGAAGTGCCGTAGTCTCATCGGCAAATCTTCTAAATAATTCTATAACTGATACAAGTGCTGGTGAGTTTGACTGCGGTTGATAAAATCTAACCATAGGTTGATTTCCGTCACCACCCTCTCTCAAGAATACACGCCAAGGATATAATTCTGTTGGATCTTCTCCTGAAGCCATGATGTCAGTATTCACTTCAACCATAGGACCAGAAGATAAAGCTACGTTGTCTAAATAAATTCTTGTAGCTGCATTCATAGTGGCTTGTGAGTCTCTCATCATTCTAGGTACGCCAGTACCCCAAAATGCGTGAGGGTTCTTTTCATAGGGGAATATAAAGTAAGGTATTATGCCACCTGGTAATGGATTAAGTTGAGCCTTAATAACTTTACCATCTACTATCCATACATTAGCGTGATACTCTTGTGCAAGATCGTCTTCATCGCCAAATTCTGCACCAGCGTCTTGTAAGTCGTAACCATTAATTGAACCCCAATATTCTAAGAGTTCAAACTTATGTGTTTCAGAAGATCTATCATTTACATTTGCAATTTGTCTTCTGTCTTTTTCATGTTGTGCTTCGTCATGATTTCCCTCGGGATTCATTTCGATACACTCATTAATTAAATCTTCATTAAAACCTGGGAAATCTTTTAGGTCTCTAAACTCCTGTCTAGATATAATATGTCTTCTAAAGATATCTCTTAGGTCATCCATGCTGGTGGCATGTGGATCGGGATATAAATCAAATACTGAGACAGCTTCCATTTCGGGGAATGCACTTTCTTCATATATTAAATTAAATCCTTCTTCGCCTTTAATCCATCTATGGTCTTTATCTATTCTTAGAGTTCCCGCCTTCATAGCACCAGTGCCAAAAATAACTTGCTCCATAATAGCGTCTTTCATTTTGCCTTCTAGATTACTTTCAACAGCTTGGTCAAGAATAGCTTCTTCCATATTCTCTACTCTGCGTTCTGTCTCTAACGCTATCTCTTCTTGTAGCTCTGCTAATCTTGCCTGTATTAAGTCATCCACTAATCCAGGGTCTACCACTTCAGCAGCTTGCATAATTTCTAGTGCGGCTTGTTCGGTAAGTTCTTGTTCAACAAGTGGTTGTTTGGAAACTGGGGTTGCTTCAATTGAAAAGAATTTTTGTCCAGGTTGGAATAATAAATCTGTGATTCTTGAAAAGGCTGCGAGCACTTTGGTTCGGGTAAGACCAACATAGACTTGCGATCTTTCTCCTTTAGATTGTATCTTGGCTAGAACCTCTGGATCATACTGACCCATAAACGCTCTTAGGTCTTCAATCCAATTGTCTTCGATATCATCACGAGCATCTTTATACTCGGTGTACTTAGACTCAAGTATAACTCCTAATGAATTTAGTTCGTATTGCTCTTCTTCAGTAGCGTCAACGGCTGCTGAGATTCCTTCGGGTCCTAACTCTTTGCTCATATATTTTTAAAAAAATTGTTTCTTTACTCTTTTAAAGTTCTGCCTATGTTTTCTTGGCATACTGTTTAATCCAAATAAAGCAATAGCATATGCCATTATTCTATCATCAAAACACCCTTGTTGGGCATTTGTTATTCCACGGGCATCAACGAGATAAGTTCTTAGTTCGTCAATGAGCTCTATATCTACTATACCACTTTCTCCCTGTCGGAGTAAGTGTACTAAGTTATCAATAATTAAGGGTTTTGTCTTGCTTGTGGTTAAAAAACCTGCACGTCTGGTCAAGCGGTCTACATATGCATCATCTACACTTTGCTCTACATAAAGATTGGGATAGTTTAATTCTTGTATTTTTCTGATGGTGGTAAGACCGTGATTGTTTCTTTCAATGAGTGTCCAGGCTTTATTGTAGAAGTGTCCAATCTTTGCAACTATGTGTGCTAAGTCAAACGGGTCAACGTGCCCAGTCCATGTGGCAACCTGGCAGCCCATATGATCTAACACCTGGATGCAGGAATAGTCTCCGTGCTCCAAGCCTTCTGCAACATCTACACCAATACAATATCTAAGAGAATCCTTTGGATTCTCGAAAATTTTTAGTAGCCCTTTTTCGTGTGGCATGAAATCATTCTCTCGCACATCGTATCGGGAAATCGGGGTAAAGCATTCAACTGCTGCTTGATCTATAAACTTCGGCTCAACAAATAATCTACCTGTTGTTAAAAACGCTTCCTGCGGGGTAGACGGGTACTCTTGTCTAAACAGGTCTTCTCCACCTAGCTCTTGTATCTTTAAACGTCTGAACATTACCTGCTCATCGTCCAATCCATACATAGTCTTTGCGTCCTGTTCTTCACGCTCTAGCTCAAAGTATGGATCTACCTTCCTGCGATATTCAGTCATCATATACCATGGAATGAAACATAGTTCCCACTCACCCTCTCCACGCAACGCTCTCATGCATGCATCGTAAAACCAACCGCCTGCTCCATTCGCGGTGGACTCTAATAATATTTCTGAGTCTGCTTCGGGGACTGTCTGTAAAAGACCAGGGATAATATCGGCATTGGGATAAAAGGCTACCTCTGAACCATGTAGATAATTAGTTGTCCAACCCCTTCCAACTTCCCCGGTTCTCGCTGTAGCGATTCTCCATCTTGATCCATGGGTAAATGCCATAGAGTTGCTGGTAGATTCTTTTAGTTCTGGCGTTACTATTGGATGTGGTAAATTATCATAGAAGTTTCTTACCATACTAAAGATAGCTTTGGTGGATTCATTAAGGTGAGATACCACTACCGCATTTTGATTTTGCTTGGTAACAGTTTTCCAAAATCCCCTTGCTTGGCAATAGGTCGAAATACCTGTTTGACGACTCTTTAAGATGAGCATTCTCACCCTACCATGATGAGAATATTGCTTGTCTATCATATTGTTCAATAAAACCTGTGCTTCGTTAAACTCAAAGTTCATTAAAGTACCTTGTTTATTGATGATCTTCAGACAATGTTTAGCGTATTGAGGGAGATTCGTTTTAAAGGTTTTTATAATTTTTTGAATTTGATTTTTTTCGATTTCCATTTGTCAGATTTCACCCCCCCCCTAAAGGTCATAGGGGTACATGGGTATGTATATATATGAGGTACCGTGTCCAGCACTCCCCTCCTGGTGTACGCTAGCCGTTATATATTGGGCATCTGTTGGCATATGTGCTTTTTGAGAGAGTCGCCTTAGTTAAGTGATTCTTTCTCTACAAAATCCAAGCTTTCAAACCATCCGCTTTCTTTCATATTTACTTCAAGCTTCTGTTTTTCGTCTATCATTCCGTAGTATTTCATGAGCAACTCTAAGGCTTTTAGACGGCTTCCGCCTGTATGACCTGCTACATCACCCAAAGCTTCTTCTTTTAGCCTGTCTATGATGTCGTCATGCTCTTTTAAGTGCCTTTCTTTGTTGCTTTCTTGCTCAATTGCAAGCATTTTCTGGACATCATCATCATTCATCAAGCGATACCCTTGATTATATGCACTCTTTTCTGAATATCCGCAACGTCTTGCCGATTCTGTAGCGTTCTTAGTTATCATATAATGTTGTACGAATTCCGCCTTTCTTTGCATCATTGTTTTATCTTTAATTGCCATTTTATTTCTTGCTTTCCTCTATATGGTTTATTACTTCTATTTATTATATATCTATATGTGCTTTATGTGTATCTGTGTCTTTTGCCTCTCTTTTTTCTTCCCCCAAAAAACGCCCTCCGAAAGCCCGGATAGATTCCAGATCAAGAAATAATTAGACTTTTTATGAGCTTCAATCCCTTGCAAATACAGGCTTTTTAAAATTAATTAAAAAAAGTGTTGACAAGTAATAATAAAAAAGAGTTTAATTGTATACATTGATTACATACACAAAAGGAGGGAATGCAATCATGAATATAAAACAAACTAAAAAACTAATTAATGAAGGTTATAACAATCTTTATATATTAACTAATCTTAGTTGGAAAGATTACAGAGATGTAATGCTTAAATCAGAAAAAAAGAAAGCTAAGAAATGGAGAGAAGACACCCAATACATTTGGGGAATAAATAGAAGGTATCTTTTAACAATAACAGAAGAGGCAAAATATTTTGTTGTTCGTCATGTTGTTGAAGCTATGCTTTCAACAAGAAGCCTAGAGTTAAAAGAAACCCTACACGTTAAAGAATCTTATGCTATGGCTCATGCCTTGATGGATGCTTACCCTGAAAAAATACAAGAAGCCTTTAAGGATTTTGATACATGTACATTTTTAGAACTAAATCACACTAGCTTCAGCGTTGATGCAAAAGAGGTGGCGTAATGTCTTATAGTACAAAAGCTATTAATGATGCATATTATGATTGCCTCGAAAGTGTGAAGCATTCAGAAGAGGGCAAACATTATGAGATTGATTTAGTTATCAAATCTCCAAGAGTTCCATATTTAGAAAAGTATGAAGGCGAAGTTGTAAAGCTTGAAGTTCTTATGTGGGAAAGCTACGCAGACGAGGATTATAACTATCCTTTAATTTGTTATACCTACTTTATTAATAAAGAAGAAATAGACGGAGGCTTAGTAAGACCAACGGATATTTTTAAAGATGAGATAGGAGACTTTGAATATGACCTTATGTTTCATGAGTGCATCAAAGAAGTTTATAAATGGAGTAATAAGGGGTAATTATGGATTTTAATATAAGCATCAAAAAGCAAGGCGGTTTTTATGAACTGTCTTGCGTTCACTTAGGGCTAAGAGTTAGTAAGGTATATCATGGGTATTCACTTGCTGATTCTATCAAAGCATTTCAAGAATATTTAGATTATGGATTTAGGGGGAACTGATTGAAATGAAACATTTTAAAGATAGAGAGTTTAGCTTATTCAACTATATGTGTGACATCCTTTATGACTTCTATGAGAAGAACGGTTTAGAGCATATGTGTGCTTTAGATTCTCTTGCAGTAGGTAATTATAAAGGTACTAAGCATTATCTATTCTTACAGAGATTTTGTAATGTTTGGGATAGGGTTGCAGATAGAGATACTATAAGAAGTATTAAAGATAGTAAAAGTGCTACTGATGAGGAATGATTTTCCGAAACCTTTTTTTTCCCTCGATTGAGGGGCGGAAGAGGTCTAGTACATATACAAACAAAGGAGGGAATATATGCACACATTCGAAGTTGATACATGGATATTCTTTGACAGAGATTCTTTTAATCTTAAAGGATATAAATATAAATTTTGTAAGGGCAAGAATAACTTATTAGAACTATGTAAGTCTGAACTGCCAAAGCTTAAAGAAGAGTTAGACGATTACCATTATGAATGGGCAACAGATGGAAGCGATACAGTAATATTTTCGGAAGATGATTTTGAGGATACTTATAATCCTTTCAGAGGTTTAACTTGGAAAGACTATTACAAAGACCTAGACATTCCTAAAGATTGGGAAAACATATCTTATGGCAACGATGAACTGCCTAGCTTTTTATATAAGAGCTATCAGATATGGATTAACTCACCTTTACTTAGTGAAAGGCAGGAGGGTTATCTTGGGATAGGTTTTGATAACTTAGACCATTACAAGGATTGGAGGTTTGCAGTTTGCAACTACAATACTAATGATTGTGAAACGCAAGACGAAATATTTACAAGCTTAGAACTAAGCGAGGTAATTAACTTCTTGAAGGAGCAAGACTAATGACTAAATTTAACAAACAAAAAGCAATAGATAAAATTCTTGATGATTTTACTGAATCTAGAATCGATAGCTATTGGTTTCCACATAGCGAGACTCAAATAGAATGGTCGACACATCAAGAGGTGTATTTAATCTTACATCAAGATGAAACTTGGGATTATGCCGAACCAAAACATTTAGATATGCATGTTGAGGATTTAAAAGAAGAAGATTTAAAACTATATTGGGAGCAAGACTAATGAAGATTTATAACGCAAAAATAACTTTTACAACACACGATATAGGCAGAGAAGCAAACTCTAAAAAAGAATATATTGAAAGTGTAAAAATGCAATTTTTAGAAGAAAACAATATTGAACTTAGAGATGATGAAATAACTATATTAGAGGAGCAAGATTAATGAGGGTGCAAATTAAAGGAACAACGATATTTGGTTATATCAGAGCAGACTTGAAGAAGTCCAGATCATCAGAAAAAATTAGTTTTTTAGATGAAGAGACTAATCAGGTTATTAAAGTGAAAGCCAGTCAACTTAAAGAAACATATCAAAAGGAGGGTATATATGGCTACAGTAGATAAATGGGATATAGATAATTGGACAGATTATTTTAATTTTAATACATCAGAAGAATTTATAGCAGAAATCTTGAACGGAGAGATTGCTATTGAAAAGATGCTTGATTCTGTTATGGAGTTAGCTAATGGTAATTTGGAAAATGCACAAGAGTTAGCACAAGAAATGTATTATAAAAAAGAAGAGCCGAAAGATCTGAACAATGAAAGCGGTTGGGATAGACATATAAGGCATATGGAATCTATTAAGAAAGCAAGGAATGGAGCAATAAAATGAACGTGCTTAGCCTATTTGACGGAATGAGTTGCGGACAGATTGCACTTGATAGGCTTGGAATCAAGGTAGATAACTACTTTGCTTGTGAAATTGACAAGTATGCAATGCAAGTGACTCAAACAAACTTTCCCAATACTGTTCAGTTGGGAGATGTGACTAAGGTGGACTTATCAAAATTACCAAAGATAGATTTGGTATTGGCAGGTTCACCTTGTCAAGGTTTTTCTTTTGCAGGAAAGCAGTTAGCTTTTGATGACCCAAGATCCGCATTGTTCTTTGAGTTCATTAAAATACTTAAAGAAATAAAGCCAAAGTATTTCTTACTTGAAAATGTAAGAATGAAAAAGGAGTTCTTGAATATCATTACAGAACAGGTTTCTTCTTGCTACCCAGAAATACCTTTTGGAATAGAACCAATACTGATTAATAGTTCTTTAGTATCAGCTCAATCAAGGCAGAGATATTATTGGACTAACATTCCAGGAATTGAACAACCCAAAGAAAGAGGAATTGTTTTAAGAGATATCTTAGAAGAAAATCCAAATGAAGCTCCAACAAAAGATACAGCTAGAAACAGAAGACATTATAAAGAGTTGGATGATAAGTCTTTATGTATGACTGCAACAATGTATAAAGGGGCAGGAAATAATGGTATGACTTTAGTTCCACAAAAGCCTATTAAAGTAGGAATGAATGTTGAGCAAGTTAAAGTAAGAAAGCACGAGGTTGATATTGCAAGTCTTCAATATTTATTGAGAGAAATGAAATCTAATAGCGGTAAAACAAACAAACAAATTGCTGAAGAAACTAATATGCCATTAACCAAAGTAGAGCATTGGTTTAGAACAGATGGCAGTTTTGCGATACCAAGTGATGATATTTGGTTTAAATTAAAAGAAGTTCTTGGTATTAAAACAGATGTTTTTGATGCCCAGATCATGGAGTTTGAATATAGGGACGGAGTTTATGAAACCAAACAAAGGGTTTATAGTGAAGAGGGTAAGTCACCAACCCTTACCGCTTCTAACAAAGAGCAATACATAGAAACTTATGACGCACCGCAACAAGTAGGAACTGCTGTAGATATAAACGGACATGATATTTTGAAAAGAGTTTATAGCCCAGATGGTAAGTCGCCTACGGTAAATACTTGTCAAGGCGGAAACAGAGAGCCTAAAGTTGTCTGTGGTAGATATGTTGGCAGATATAAGATAGATGGAGTAAGGCAAGACCATAAGGGTTCTATTGCAGGAAAGTCTAAACAAATGCTAGAACTTAGAAAAGATCAGAAGACAAACAACCTATCTACAGTCCAGAAGGATAATGTTTTGACTAAAGATGAGGTTTATTGGAGAAAGCTAACACCTTTAGAAGCAGAAAGACTGCAAACCGTTCCTGACAACTACACCAATCATGTATCAAATACCCAAAGATACAAGATGTTAGGTAATGGATGGACGGTTGAAGTTATATGTCACATCTTTAAAAATATGGAGATTAATTAAACTTAGATATCTTTTTACACCAATCAATGAGTTGTTCTAATTCTAAGGTGTACTTCATCATGTTTACTGCAAGACACACTAGAGCTATGTTTCCCTTCACATAGCCTTTAGTGTTGTCTATGCGGTCTATTGAAATGTTAGATAAATGGTATCCTGTTCCATCCTTTATGTAAGTCATTTTTACTCCAGAATACTGACAAATTCCTTTTTGTTTATCATATATATCATGGAGATCTTTTCTTACTATATCAAAATCATGAGTCTTCTTCCTTCTATGTGCTAGTTGACCGTATAGGTGAGATAGATATGTGTGTGGGGTTTTGCTGATATTTTTTCTTTTCCCGATTTGACGGCAGGAACGACATTGTCTAGTTCTATAGCCTTTGCTTATTTCAAAGCGAGAGATATCTAATTCTGTATTACAGATTGTGCATACTCTAGTCTTATGACCAGTCGTATGGTGTTGAGTCTTTGACTTTAAGTTCAAAGGCTTCAACATCTTTTAAGACCTCTCTGAACTTAGTCATTGCTACTTTGCTTGAAGATACCGCAGGTTTTCCTGGCATTAAACTACTGCCAACTAATAAACAACCATGACTATCTTTTTCTGGAAAGTTTCCTACATGAAATAGGATATAAGTTCTATTGGGAACATCACAGACTTCAAAAGTTTCTCCAAATCTTTGTGATGTATATTGTTTACAGGTATATGTGCCTGTGGGAATGCAACTGATCTCTTTTTTATTTCCCCTCCAGGGACGTTCAGCTATCCAAAAAACATTATCTTTAACAGTTAGCTTACCAAGTGTTGCTTCGGGCAAATAGGCAAATCTTTCTAAAACTGCCTCTGATTCTTTGTCTTTAAAAAACATATTAAAAAATTAATGAGCTGCCAGCCAATGCAACAACAATAGCCCATGCGAATCTTTCAATCCAACCGATATAAACATTGCCTTTTGATTGAGACTGTTCAAGACTTCTTAATCTAAACTCATGATCCTGTAGATCATCTTTCTGAGCGATCATTCTCTCTTCTAATCTAGGAAGAATAGATGTGAGCTTATGAACCTCTTCCATTTTTTTTTCGAGGTTGTCGAGTCGCATTTCTAACGCTTTTAGCTCCATATAATATATTCCTGTTAAATGTAAAAGATATAATAAAAACAATACAAGAACAAGTTTATAAATAAATATAAAAATGGTAATATTTATTAAAAAAGGTAGGGAATATGTATTGCGAGGATTGTGGAAACAAAACCAAAGTTATTGATTCAAGAAATATTTTAGAAAACGGAACAATTGTTTATAGAAGAAGAGAGTGCCCGGTTTGTCGGGTAAGATTTAACACTTTTGAAGAACGACAAAAAAAAATTCAAAAGTCAATAAGTAAAGATTAAATATTCTTTATTTATCTTTGTTAAAACAATTGAACAGATTTTTAATTTTAGCTAATATGGAAAGTTCCCATGTTAGTTAAAGAAGCAATAATAAAAGTAGCCAGAGAGCTCAAAAACCAAGAAGAAAAAACCTATCAAGATTCAGACTTGTTAGTAGGGTATCCAGAAGACCTAAACCCTGAAGATATAAAAAAGGCAATGGTTGCAATAGCTTCAGTTTCTGACGCAATTGTAAATTTATATTAAATCTATTTCCTTGTAGGCATCTTCATAGTTGTTGCCAAGTTTAGACCACTCACTATCACCACTAAGTTTATAAATCCATCCACTTACTTTATGTTTTTTGCCGTAGGGATTTTTGGGTACCCATCTTAAGATTACTCTATCGTGTCCCTGTTGTTTAAACCTCTGCAGTAAGTCTTCCTTTTTACTCATAAAATCAATGATAAGTTATATCATGATCATCATAAACCAAAACCTCGTTAAGTTCACCTATAAGATCAAGCCCTATATCGTCTAAGATTCTTTGTGCTTGGTGGTGATCTTCAGCTATTATGAGAAATTGTTGGGGTGTTTGCTCGTCTTGGGTAATAGACCCATAGAATACCTTCATTTTTTAGGCGGTGATTTCTTACTCCCCCCCGAACCAGACCAAAGTTTTTTCCTTGCCCAATAGTTCGCAGAGAACTTATCATTCTTTGTAAGCCCGCCTGATTTGTTTTTGATTCCTGCGGATCGTGCAAGATAAGACTTCCTAGCTTTACTAGAATAATTATGCCCATAATCTTTATGCCCAAATCTGACAACTTTAATTTCATTACCTTTTTTTGCTAGCACTTCCATTTTGTGCTTGCTTGATCCTGTGTTTCTTCTTGGCTTATTAAATCCTGGATACTTCTTGCCTCGATAAACAACACCACCAGAGACTCTTTTTGTGTCTTTAGTTGTTGCCATTATCTTTTCCTCCCTTTGTGTAATCCGTGTCTAGCGTGTTGCTTACCTTTTGCTGTTGCTTTTCTTTTTACCCGATTAGCCTGAGCTAACTTTTTTCTGCCCTTTGCTGTAGATTTTAACTTTGCTATTGTCTTTGCTGGAGCATAGACTTCACCAGTCACACTAGATTTTTTTCCACTAGCAGTTCGCCAATTCTGCTTACTCCACATTTTAAGTGATTTCTGTGATTTTTTTAATGGCATAATCTTAAATAAGTATAGTTATTTTTTAGTTGTCCTTCTTCTAGCGTTTGCTTTTCTTCTAACCCTTGAAACTTTTTTCTTTGGGGTGGATTTTTCCATCATTCGTTTTTCTTGTCTGTTGAGTGTCCACTCTATAAATCTGTCAAATAATTTACCAATCATTTTTTATAACCTCCGCCTTTTGCTTTATACATTCTAGCTAACATCTGGGCTTTTCTTGCTGACCATTGACCAGCTCTTCCGCCTTTTGATCCTGCTTTAATTTGATTAAAGAGATTCTTTCGCATTGTTGGTTTAGTATAGTTGCCAGCAGAATTGACTGTTGATTTTTTTTTAGTAGTTTTGCTACTTTTTCTTAGCATTTGTTTTTCTTAGTTTTTTAAAATCAGCACCAGTAATCTTGTTTCTAGGATTTGCTACCTTTGCTATTTTTTTTTGTTTTGGTGAATACTTTTTAAAAGGCATTATTTCTTTTTACCTTTTTTAGTTTTCTTTTTTTTAGGCTTTCCATAACCCATACCTTTTTTACCATAACCCATTATTTTTTCCTCCTAGATTTTTTAGCTTTAGCCTTTGCCTTTTGAGATAGATCGCCATAATGGAATAACTTAAAGCTAGATGCTGAGTGCTTTACACCAGAGTGCAAAGATCCATCTGGCATTTTGTGGTATCCGCCTTTATGTAAAGTTCCATCCTTTTTGTAATGGTTCACGCCTTTTGCCATTTTTATCCTTAAATATTTTAACTACTCTATGATAAACCATGTCTTTCATGCCCTTCATAGTTTTATTATGTTCTGGCAATTCTTCCCATGCTTTTTTTCTTTCCTCCCGAGTTGGCAGGTCAGCAATGGTTTTAGGAATAGCCATCTGCATAGCTAAAAGATACACTAAATCATAAAATTTTTCATCTATGTCTGACATATAAGCTAAACGCTGTTGATGTGTTTTAAGTAAACTTATTTCGTTAGCGTAGCGTAAGGTGTTTATTTGACCAAATTGATCAGTGTGTTTCACTGGTTCTACATTTAACTTTTTCAATAAGCCTAGATAAATACCACTGTGCCTTATAAAGATCTTCTAAAGGTTTTTCTTTGTTGTTATACCTCCAAAGATATTTCATAGCATTTATTTGGCATGGTATTTCTTCTGGGTGTGGGTTTAAAGATGCAACCGTTTCAAGTGCGTCTATACATTCCACCTCCCCTGCCTTATAGTGATCTGGATTTATATTGTCTTTCATAATAGCTCCCTTAACTTTTGTAATAAATCTTTTTGTCTCCCATATCTTTTTTCAAACTCTTTTTTAAATGGGTGCCTGGATACATACATTTCATTGTTTGCACCTTCTCTGTGATGTTTATAACACAAAGGCAACGTCATTAAGTGTGCTTGTGGTTTTGTTTTTCCGTCAATATGGTGTATTTCTGGTGGGGTATGACAGTCATAAAATAACTTACAAATAATACATCCAAACTCAGAAATTTTATCCATCCATTCTTTTTCTTCTTTAGTTGGACTTCTACCTTTCAATTTTAAGCCCCGTATCTAGTTCTTTCCATTCTTAAGTTAGCCATTTTAGTTCTCCACTCTTCAAACTGCATATCAACAGCTTGTTTTTCTGTTTGCAAAGCATCAAGACTAGCTTTTGCACCTGCAACTTTTAAAGATGCTTCGTAATAATTTTCAGAAGCTTCTGCTCTAGCCTTTTGTGCATTATAGCTACGCTCTCCTTCTTCTTTTGCTCTGCATAATTCAATCCAAAATACTCTTTTTAGATTTACTTCTGACTTTAATACGCTTACTCTAGCTTCTGATATCTTGGGTATTATATCTCTAAGTTGTTGATGAAAGTTTTCAGATGATTCCATAGTCTTTTTTCCTTGTTTCTTTTTTCCCGAATGCCTCCTCTTCAGGATCTAAAAATTTTGATGTAGCACCATCGAAGGCTAAGTTAAAGTCGCCTGTTTCACCAAGACGATTTTTTCTGACAATTACTTCTGCTAATCCTGTATTAAGAGAATCGTAATACTCTTCCCTGTATAACATTATTACCATATCAGCGTCTTGTTCTATAGAGCCACTATCTCTAAGATCTGAAAGGACTGGGCGTTTGTCCACTCTCGCCTCCACACCCCGATTTAATTGAGACAACGAGATTACTGGACAGCCAACATCTTTAGCCAGCCCCTTCAGAAGATTTGAGATATAAGTCATTGAGGCAGCTCGACTATCAGAATTACTTGGTGCCTTGTTTGAGGTCATAAGTAATTGTAAGTAGTCGACCACAATGAGGTCTATATCTTTAATTGATTGAATTGCTTTTGTTTTATTTACTAAGGTTTCAATGGTTATTGGAGATTTATCATAAACATAAAGACTGGATGCAGACAAAATCTTTTCAATAGAATTAAATTTATTCCACTCACTTGGAGTAAGGTCTCCTGTTAATAAAGATTTCATTGATAAACCAGATTCTGAGCTAATTATTTTTTTAATAAGCTGTTCGTTGGTCATCTCTAAAGAAAAAATTAAAACCGTTTTAGCATTCAGTATATTGTTTGTTGCAATATTTAAAGCCCATGTTGTTTTACCCATACCCGGTCTACCTGCAACAACAATAAGATCACCGTCTTTAAAACCATTAAGCCTATTATCAATAGTTTTAAAACCTGTCTTAATTAGTTTTTGTGCAATAAGGTTAGAATCTTGCAACTCTTTTTTAACAATTGTAAGAATATCTTTTACTGATTTTGGTGACTCGGTATTTTTTGTAATTTTATTTTCAATAAGTAATTGGTTAACCTGATCAACCTTTTGCTCAATGGTTATTTTGTCTTTTACTATTTCAGGTATCTTCAAAGAAAGCTGCATTAATTTGTTGTTAGCTGTTTTATTATGCATTGCCTTTATCCAATGGGTATAACCAGCAGTGCTTATACAATAGGCTGATGCTTGCCTTATATCATCAAAAACAAAATCATCGCTTATATTATTTCTTAAGGTCACTATGTCTGATGCTTGGTTATCTATCATAACCTCGTAAGCTTTTTTATAAGAGTTGTTTTCAAAGTCCTCTGGAAGAAGCCCGTCCTCTTGTGCTTTCATAAATCTTTTATGATCTAAAACCATAGCACCTAACAAGTTTGCTTCTAGTTCGTATATTTCTTTATCCATGTCTTCTCTCTATTATTGCGTCAAATTGATTGATCCCTATCATTGTTCCAAGTGTAGGCTTTCCATTCCAAAAAGATCTTATCCATTTTTTGTGACCCTCAGAGTTAGCTATTTCAAAATATGCTTCCCAGAAATCATTTGATGTAAAATCTATTTTTCTCCCCGTTTTGGGTGAGACATATCCCTTTTTTGATTTGGCTATTTCTTTAAGTTTTTTATAGGGCACTACATACTTGTGTGCGTTTTGTGAATGGACATAAAATGTTTGATCACATTTGCTTTTATAAATTTCATTTATTAAATCAATATCTAATATATATTCATTTTTAGTATAAGCTTTAGTATTGTAGCCACCTGACGACCCCCCATAGCCGTCTGCCGACCCCCCTAGTATTTTGTAATAATTACTAGTATTTTGTCTTTGGTCCCATTCTATGTGACCCATGTCTCTAAGTTTTTTTAGATTATCTTTTATAGCTGTGAGGGAAAGCCCAGTAAGTTCAGTCAATTTTTTATGGGAGGGGTAAGAACAACCAAATTCATCTGAGTAGTTAGCCAAAACAATTAACAATAGCTTCTGTGTTGAATTTACTTCAACCCGTAGAACTTTTGTAATGTATTCAAGCGACATATTTTTCCCTCACTTGCGTATATTAACTTTAATTATTAATCATTGTAAAGTATTGTTTTTAATTTAATAAAAGTTTACAATTTATGCAGGAGGTTTATATGAGTAATCAAAAAATATACACAGCACTAAATAATGTGCAAAATTATATGTATCAAAACCCAATTGCAAAAGAAGGTGTTAATACATTTCAAAAATATAAATACAGAGGGATTGATCAAATCATTCAGTCTTTTTCAAAACCATTGCATGATAATAATATCCTAACCGTAGTTCAACCTGATCTTAAAGTATCAACTAAATTTTTAGAAGATGGTAAATCTACTTTAACAAGAGTTGTTGGAACCTTAAGATTTATATCTATGGAAGACGGATCTTATGTTGACAGATCTTATGCTGGGCATAGCAAGTCTCAACAAGGAAAAGACTTAGAGTCTGCAAGATCTTTTGCATACCGTAATGCTTTACTAGAAACATTCTGCGTGCCTTTTGAGGGTGTTGTTGAGCCTGAGTTAGAGGGTGTTGATCAAGGAGCACCAACTGAAGAGATTGATGAGACCGCAAGCATGGTTGAGGATTTTATAAAAGAAATTAAATCTTGTGCCAACAAAGAAAAAGCAAAAGAAATTTATAAAAAGTATGAAAAAGTAGCTAACCTTAGTGGTGACGATGAAACCAAGAAGCAACTTATACTAGCTTTTACAAAGGTTTATAAAAATGATTAAGCAGGGAACACCTGAATGGCATGATCAGAGAAAAAACAGAATCACAGGGACAAGGCTCCCTCGTGCCGTTAAAGAGTGTATGTGGGCAAAGGGAGATCAGTGGGAGGCTTTAGGTAGAGATATCTACAGAGAGGCTCACAACTTGTCTCAAGACCCTTTTGATCAAAGAGCTATGTTTGCAATAACATATGGCAGTGATCACGAGCCAATTGCTTTAGAGCAATTAAAAAACATGGGCTACAAAATTACACAACCATCTTTTGTTGTGCACCCAAAACATAATTGGTTGGGAATGTCTCCAGATGGAGTAATTGTTTCTGGTAGAAATGGAAAAGTTTCTGCTGTTGAGATCAAATGTCCACAAACAAAACCAGTAAAAGATGTTAAAGAACAAAAAAGAAACTATTGGCACCAAATGCAAATGGGCATGGAGTGTATGGATATAGATGAAATGTTATTTTTTCAATGGTATGAGCACGAGCACTATCAAGAATGGGTTGAAAGAGATCCTAGATGGGCTGAGATATATATACCAAAAGCAAAAGAGTTTATGGACTGGTATGCTGACGCATCTAAAGATCCAAAATATATTGCTATGTGGTCAGAAACAAAACAAGAACCAGGAGTCAACTACAAACCTGTTGATGATGATGACAATACATCAGAATTGGCAGATGTACTTACCGAACTAAATGAGCTTAACGAAAGGAAAAGCTTGCTTGATAAAAGAAAGAAGGAACTTTCAGCCGAGGCTGTTAAAAAGCACGGAGGAGCATTTAGTACCTCAAGAGTGAAGTGTCATATGACACAAGCTAGAGGTCGAATAAACTACGCCAGACTGGTAAAGGATCAGGATATTCCTTTTGATATTATGGAAGGCTATAGATCAGAAGGCGATACCAGAATTTATACCAAACTACTGGAGGAATAAATGGAAAAAGTATTAAAAAAATCAATTAGTTCAAGGATTAATAAATCTACTTACGATAAAATGGTGGCTGCCAGTAAAAAGGTTGGTCATAGATTTTATGATCGTAAGGTTGCCTATATGGTAAACAAGGTTTTAGATGACTGGGCTGATAAGGAGAAATAAAATGGCTGAATATGATAATAAAAATCGTGGAGCGATTTGGAAAAACGATAAAAAGGAGACTGAAAAGCATCCTGACTTTACAGGTGAGCAGAATATTACTATTACCAATGGAATGACAAATTACAAGGGTGATGTCATTGTTGATGATGTTGATGCTTTTTTAATTAAAGATGCTACAGGTAAGGTTACTGGCTTTACAGTTAACTTTTTTGTAAATGCTTGGAAAAGAAATGCTGGGGCTGGAGAAAAGTCTCCCGCTCTTACTTTTAATGTTAATCCAAAAGTTGCACAAAGTGCTAAACCCTCATCCAATGAAATGTTCCCAAAGGACATTACTGAAGATGATTTACCGTTCTAAGGAGGAACTATGGGTAAAATTGTAACGCCTGGTGGTGAAGAGGCTGTAAAAAATATCACCTTAAATGTAGATGGGGAAGCTAGAGAGTATGAAGTTGATAGCTTGTCTAAAGAAGCGGTAAACCGTTTAAACGTTCTTAACTTTCATTCAAACAACATAATGCCTTTGTTGTCTGAAATTGTAAGACTGGTTCAATTAGGAAACCAAGTTGATCAAGGTCAGCTTACAAACCTTTTGCCAGAGAAGTATACAGTTGTACAACAAGCTGAGGATGTTGTAGAATCAGATACAAAGAACACAAATGGAGCTGGTTCATCTAAAGAAGGCAAATGAATGCAAAATTAGAAACGAGTCTCTCAGGTTCTGAGAGGCTCTCATCTGTACTTGGGGAGTCTTCCCTGTCAGGTTCACCCTGCAATGGTGGAGTTTGCTCCACAACACTAGGCGATATTAGATGTAAGACTTGTGGCAGACACGAGGATGAAATACGCCAATGGCATCAACTGCCAGAAATAAAAAGAAAAATCATAAACATAAAAAATGCCGCAGAAGGTTATAAAATACGGCAAGTGTCTTCTCAGGAAGATAGATGGAGGGAACTACAAAAATTGAAAACAATAGACAACTTAACTGTTGGTGATGTGATAAAGAGAATAACTCAGGTCGCTACTCATCAGTCAGAAATGTATCCACAAGATCATAAATGCATAGCGTTATTGAACAAAATAATTAAATCAAAACATAAGTTTAATGACATATCAGTTCAGTCAATAATGTCTGAAAATGACTACGCAGAAATTAAAAACAAGTTCGAGTAGAGCTTTCCAAAAAGATCTTCTAACTGGGCAAGAGTTAGAAAACAAGATCTTAAAATCAATTCATAAAAAATATCCTAGTGCTGTTTTAATACCAGGAAAATTTAAACCTTACGACATATTCATACCAGAAAAAGATCTTAAAGTAGAAGTTAAGGTTGACTACAAGAGCCAAGAGACTGGGAATATTATTATTGAGTTATATATGTTTGGCAAACCATCTGCATTGCTCTCTACTAAGGCTGACTATTGGATCATACACACTGGTGTAGAAAATCTGTGGATAAAACCTAAAAAAATATTAGAGTGTATTTTGTTAAACAACATAAAGATTCAAGATATTTTAGGTGATGGGGATGATCAAGCTAAAAAAGCTTGCTTGGTACCAATAAAATTATTTAAAAAATATATCATTGACAATAGCATGTAATACATGTTTATAATGTATACAGCAATAATTAAGTGAGGAAATTATGGTAATAGATATAACGGTAGAAGATATAGCAAATTTAAAAACACACTGCGAAGCAAGAATAAAAGAAGTTTATGCTAGAGAAGATTTAACTTTGCAAGAAAAAGCCGATCAAGCTAGAGCGTTTAATGTAAAGATTGAAAATCTATTGTTGGTTATAACTGACAGTAAGATTGTAAGAGACTCAGGGGCTTTATAATGCACACCTTTACTGATGCAATAAAACAATATTACAGATTTAACAATATGGGTAAAAATGATTTTACCTATAGAAAATACTTTGAGCCATTGTTTAAAAACATGGATATTAAAGACATTACTAAAGAACAAATAGCTATTGCTAGATCGGGCATAAAAGGATCACCCGGTACTGTTAATAGATATTTAAGCTACTTCCGTGCAATACTTATGTATGCACATGAAGAGTTAGGGTGGTTGGACACTAAACCCGTAATTAAAAAGGTAAAGGATTCCCCTAAAAGACTCAAATACTTTACTTTAGAAGATATAAAGAAACTACATGATGCACTCCCCCTGCATCTTAAAAAACCTTTTATCTTCTCTCTCCTCACTGGGGTTAGAATGTCCAACTGCTTTAATCTTAAATGGAGTGATATTAAAAAAGATCAAATAGCAATTGATGGAACTGAAACTAAAAACGGTAGAAGTCTTTGCGTACCCTTAAATGAAAAATGTAGAGAGCTATTAGGATCTATTGAAAAAAACCATAAATATGTTTTTACTTATGCTGGTAAAAAAATGTCTAGAGCCTCTAACACAGGATGGTATAACGCCCTTAAAAAAACAAACTTAGAGGGTTTTAGATGGCACGACATTAGACATACTTGGGCTACTCACCATGTACAAAATGGCACTCCTTTACACACATTGCAACATCTTGGTGGTTGGTCTGATTTTAATATCGTTAATAGGTATGCCCATTTATCGAAAGATTATTTGAATGATGCTTGTGAGACAAGTAATACTCTGATATCTTAATTACTTAAACCTTCAGCAGGGCTAGTTTTCATATCTATATTCCCTCGCAGTGGATGACTACTGGCTCTGCGATTTAAAATCCGCATTCATTGCTTTCTCATATTCTTTTAATAAATCTATGTATAAATCATATTTTTGATCTTTAATTTTATCAATCTTTTTATAATATGCGGCTGGATCTTTTTCTCTAAGCTTTAAAGCAACAACAGTTTTTTGTGCTTCCTTAATTGTTTTTTCTTTAGATCTTATTTCTGTAAGTTTTTTCTTGTTTCTAAATTGTGCAGGAATACCCTTTAAAAGTTCTTTGGTTGCTGGATCTGTGTAATACAAACTAATAACATTTTTATTTTCATTGTAGTATTTTTCTTTTGCTTCAACGTCTGTTATTTCTTTATATCTATTTACTTTAGTTTCTATGTCTTCCTTAGCATCGTAGTATCTTCTGGCATATATCCCGTCTTGTTCTTGTATAAGATATGTATTCGCAAATGGTATACTTTTAACATCTTGAATTTCATCGTAAGCATATCTATGTACTGTTTCGTAAAGACCAGAAGCAAATGACATTGGTCCACCTCCATAATATCTAACTATGTATTCTATTTGTCCAGGCTGTAAATCTACAAATCCAGACTCTAAAGTTTTATTGTCTCCACCTGTCATATTATTAACAACCTTTGCCATTTCTATATATAGATCTTTGTCATAGCTTGTTACCACTTGAGAGTTAGGGATTCCTTTTCTTCCCCCGATAAACTCTTTTGTTATTGGGATGCCAAGCCAGTTTTCATTAATTGCTATTTCACTTATTGGCTTTGCATAACTTGGTGTAATTGTTCTTACAAAGGTTGATGCAAACCCCTCTAAACCATCTTTCTTTGAAACGCTTACACCTATTGGCATTACACCCGTGCTAAAGTTATCGAATATCTCTAATGCTGCTTTACTTGGAGATTTCATTGGTCTGCCATAATCAAATATTTGATGAGCATTTAATTCAACAGCCTGTCTTGCAATATTAAAAGGTATGTTAAATCCTAAAGGTTGTGGATATGCAAAAGCTACCACTTTACCATTTACCTTTATAGGACCACCAGAACCTTTTAACTCAGGAAGCTCATCTGTACTTTTAAATTTAGCCCCTGGCAACATAGTAATTACATATCTATTTCCATATCTTTCTGCTAAATTTTCATAAATAGGTCTGCCTGTTTCATCTTCATCAGAAATCATAAAGTTATATAGAGTTAATAATGTGCCGTATGTTGCAAGACCTCCGCCAATTTGAGCTGCAACTTTAGGGGACTTAGCTAATGCCCTATACAATGGGATGTTACTTTGCACAGCTGCATTGAAAAATATAAAGTGAGCATTTATTGCTGCGCCCAAATGCCCTTTCGTTGTGTAGTCAATAGTTAGCTGTTTGGCTAATGAGGCTGCTTGCTCAAGCGTTTCTTTTTTTGCATTTTTTATTTGTCCGTTATTCTCTGATTTAATAAATTCTACAAATGTAGAAAATCTTATTCCATTTTCAACAGCACTATTTAAATCATACATAAATTTTTCTGTTCCCTTTAACGCTTTTCCTGGGGTCTTTAGTAGCAGGCTTGTTCTACTTTCATCGAGAGAAACATTGTTGTGTTTTTTCTGTATATCTTTATAAAAATCTCCAATTCTGTCCTGCCCAAGTGTTGTTACAAATCCAGAGTTTGCCCCATACTTATTAAACAAATCATATGCTTCTTGGATCCCATCTTCTTTTATTTCTTTTCCTTTAATTCCTTTATGAAATTGACCAAGCCTAACAGGAACATTTTTAATAGATTTTTTAAGGATGCTTTTACCCTCTGCTCTTCCACCCGGTAAGTTTTGTTCAGTATGTATAGCTAGTCCACCTGCAACAAAATCTCTTGAGAAGTTATATAAAATAAATGGAGGAGAAAATGCTGTATAAAGAGCTGATTGTATTCTTGTAAAGACTCTCATTTTCTTAGAAAAAGCATCCATATGCTGTGCGTCATAAGCGTTTAATGCTCTTATTAAAGGTGCATCATAAACTTTTAAATATTTTTGTTTACCGTCTTGTTTAAAACCAAAAACTCCATCCATCTCTTTTGGCTTTGTTGTTGTTACTTCTGCAACATCGCTACCAGCAAATTCTTCTGTAACAAGTTTTGAAATTCTACTTAAAAAATCATTTTTTACAGACCTTTCGATTGCTCGTTGTCTTTGCAAAATCATTTCAACAAAAGGTGAATTAGAAACACTTGTTCTACCCTTTGCCTCCATGTATTCCTGACCTTTTATATTTAGACCTTTTTGTAAATTTGGTTTTCCATCAACCGTGGTATCTGCAGCCCTACCAGTCAGAGGAACATAATACTTCCAATTGGCGTTAGATTTATAATCTTCTGCTGTAGCATCATCTAAAAGACCACCTTTATTATTTTCTACTACAGTTTGTTTAATAAAGTTGTGGTATTCATTAACCAACTCAAGGTATTGACTTCCTTTTTCACTAGTTGCATTTGCATCTATTCCATCAAACTCTATGTCATATCTTTTTAATACTCTTATAGCTTCATCTGTTTGCACGCCTGATCCATTATTTTCAAATCTTGCTGCTTCTTGTTTTAATTTTTCTAACTTAGTTGCGTCTTCTTTTGACGGTGTTTCTCCTATCTTTTGTTGAAACTCATCTATGTCTTTTAATTTTTTTGCATAAATATGTCTGTTTCTTTCTGGGGCGTGTAAGGCTATTGCAACAATATCAACTTGTTCTCCCTGCAAGTTATATTTTGCCATCTTTTCTATAATGTCTTCTGCTTGTTTTAATGACTCAACTTGTTTGGTGTTTATAACTCCAGGCATTCTAACGGCTGCTTCTGAGGGTTTTTCAGATATAGTTAATTTTTCTCTGCCAAGTTTTTCAGCTCTTTTGTTATATGCTTTTTCAAAATCTTTTAATCTGCCAAGAACATTTTGAAAATTAAACTCAAGATCTACTTTTTGTTTCTGTAGTTTGCTTTCAAATCCTATACCCCAACTATCGTCTGTGATATTAGATCCGCCATCCAAGTTTTTCTTGCCACCAGCACCATCATCTACTACAACAGGTTGTTTTGGTTTTTTTGCTTTTGGTATTGGATTCTTAGCTTGATATCTTTGCATCTCAGGATATATTGGCATTTTATCTTGTGGATCAAAGTATGCGTCTGCTGGCAAAGTTGGAATTATATTTTTTAACTCTTCGTTCATAGACTCAAAATCTTCTAAGTCTATTGGCTGTGCGTCATCTGGAACTTCTTCTAAAGTCCAATCTATACCAGCTTCTTTTGGTTCTATCATTGGCTCAGAACTTGCGTAATATTTTTTTTCTCCCGTTCTAGTATCGGAAGAAAATGCATTAGAATCAGTTAATCTATCTAAAGAGTTTTCTATTTCAACAGTATTTCTTCTACCAGCCGCTTTTGTTATTTCTTCAACAGTTGCTCCAGGATTTTTTTCTACAAAGGCTCCAATTTTTGAATCCATTTCTTCAATATAATTCAAATATTTTTTTTGGTCTTTAGGTAATATTGGGTTTGACGCTAATATATCGTATGCTTCCTGCGGACCAAATTGACTAGGCTGCCCTTCTTGGTTTAACTCCCTTCCAATATCTTCTTCAAATAATTTTTCTGACAAAAGATCGCCAATACTAACATTGGTTTTACCATCTACAAGGCTTACAGGTGCGTTTTTTGCTCTGTAAATTAATGGTATATTTTTTTTATCATACCCAAGAGCAGTTGCTGTTTCTTCAATATCAAAAGCATTAAGCGGTATTGATCCATATAATAAAGAATTTGCTCTTTTAGGAACAAATGTTTTAGGAAGTATTAATTTTTCTTTTGGCTGTTTCTTTACTTTCTTTTTAAATTTATTTTCTGCATTTCTTTCTACAATAAACTCATCTATTTTATTTGCAGTAGCCTCTACATTATTAAGATCTATCCCAAAGCCTAAAGAGTTTCTAAATTTAATAAGGTTATCAGGTTCTTGGTTTGTTTCTGCTGCAAAATCTTTGCCTGTAGTAAGTTGCATTTCATTAGTGTCATACCCTTTTGCTTCTAGAAATATTTTTATATTATCCAAAGCGTCATCTATATTATCAACTTGATTTACAGGCTCTCTAGCATCAGCAGGATCTGGGTCTACAGATTTTTCTCTTCTACCCGGTGCTTCAACTTTTAATATTTCTTCAGCGACAAACTCTAATGGATTAATGTTTTTGTCATCAAGAGCATCTTGATCCATAGCCCTAGCCGCACCTTGATCAAATGCAACCTTATCAAGTTCTTTTTGTAAAATAAGATTATCTATAAGTTCTTTTGTTTTTTCTGGTGTGTCACTGTTTTTTATTAAATTTTTTGATGCGTTGTATTTAATAATGCCATTAGTGGTAACAATTCCGCCGCCCGCTACTAAAGAAGAAATTGATGTAAGTTTAGCCCTGTCGGTTATTATATCAAACCAAGATGGTCCTTCGTATAATGGATTGTCTGCGTTTTTCCAAGCTATCCCAAGCTCATCTGTATTATCAAAATAAGCATCTGACACAGACTGTAAAAAAGTATTAACCTGTTCCCCTCCTGATTCAGCTGCAAAGATGCCCGCACCTTCTAATACTATTTTTTTTATATTTTGCTTCTGACCAGCCATAAGCTTTTCTAAACTTCTTACAACAGTAAATCCTGTTAAAAGTTCAGTACCAACTTCAATCCCTCCTTGTATATAAGAGTTATATCTAGCATCTTCATCGCTTAAGCCTTTTGCTATGCTGTCTTCGTAGGTTTGTTGCTGTGTTAAAAGACCAAAATAAGGCAGGGTTGCGTAAGCTAATTTTGGATTTCTTGTAAATACTGCCGCACCCATAGAAGCTAAAGATGGTATTAAAGAAGAAACACCGCCAACCAAAGCTATCTCTTCTTCTGTATAACCTCTGTCTTGATACTGTTTTAATTTTTTCTTGTGGTATTCGTTGTTAATTTTTTTAACATTTTGCTCATGCTCTTTCGCCATGATTTCTAATTCTTTACGCATGGCAAGGCGTTCTTCTTTTGGTATTTTTTTATATTTAAGCTGCTGTTTAACAGGATCTTCAGAACCCAGTACAGCATTCCAAACAATACTTAAATTTCCTCTATCAGCCAGCCCAAGTTCATTTTCTATTTTTTGTTTTTGAAACTCATATCTGATGCCACTACCTCTTAAAAAAATATTTTCTAAAAGAGATCTATCATCTTGTCCTAAACTTCTATCTAGGTCGTCAATAGTATCCATGATTGCAGCTTTTTCTGCTGATCTTGCCATCTTTGATGACAATTGCATTCCTTGTTCTGCTGCTCCAACAATCCCATCCAAAGCCTTGCTTCCATACCTAAATTTAAAAGCACTAGCATAACCACCGCTTTGCGGATCAGTTGATAAAGGAACTTCAAATTTTTGCTTAGGTTTTTCTTCCTCTAATGGCTGTTGTTTTTCTTCTTCAAAAGATAAAGGAACTGAAAAAGGTTGTTTCTCTTGATCCTCTTCTTCTAGCTCATTTGAAAGTGGAACTTCAAAGACTTGTGACATATTAGCTTCCTGATGTTAGCGATAATATTGTTTTATTAATATGTGCTTTTAAGGACATTAGATAATCATCTTCACTAGCGTCACCGCGACTTAAGGCTGACTCAAACGCACTGTTAAAATATTCTATTTCACTAGTAAGCATAGCATTGCCTTTAAATGCACTTATAAGCGTTTGGTTAATTTCTTCTCTGGATGAGTTAAAAGCAAAGGCATTTCCAAAAATATCAACTACAGGCGGGGTTCCCGCTCTTGGTGTTTTTTTATAATCTTCATTTGCTGAAGAAAATGTATTACCATTTGCAAGTCCAAAAATTTTATCTGGATTTGGTGCACTGTTATATATTGCACCAACAACAGACTGCCCATCTTTAATAGGTCTATATAAATTATCTTCGCCTAATTTTATTCCTGACTTATCGCCATAAATATCATAAAATAATTTAAGTGCATTTTGAGCTTCCTCATCTTCAACTTTAGCATTTACCAAATTTGGAATATTAGCTGATTGTTGTAATAGATTAAACTGCATATTGCCCTGATTAAAAATAGCCCTTAGCGTTGCACCTTCTTCTTTGTCTTTATTTGATTCTATTCCATATAACGGTTGTAAAGCAACTTTGTTGATTGTTTGTAGTCTTTTCATTACCTGGGGATTAGCATACATTAACTGTGCTAAAGGTAAGTTTGAGCTTGTATAGTCTACAACATCTGCAACAGATACAGCTTTTCCATCATCAGCCTCTAGTCCTTCTTTAAAAACAACAGATCCGTCAGCCGCAGCATCAGGTAAAAATGTTTGAACAACTCTTTCTTCACCATCAACCATAACAGTAACATTGGCACCCATAATCATTTGATCGCCTCTGCCTTTAGCTATATAGTCGCCATTAAGATTTATGTTTTTTACGACCCCCTCTTTACCGTCTCCTGTAAGAAACTTTGCTCCAAGATAGCCTGCATTAAGCATTGGCTTTAAAACTTTTGTTAGTCCATCATTAAAACCAGTAGGCAAGTTTTCAAAATCTCCAGATGTTAATACAGGAATAATGCTTTGCTGTGCTTTTAAATATTGTGGATCAAGATTTCTTATAAAAGCTTTTGCTTTTTTTGATTCTAAATTATCTAACAGCATTGCTTGAGTGTTAATTTCGTATTGTGTTAAATTTGGTTTTTGTAATTCTTCTATTACCCCGGTAATAACAACTGTATCTGGAGTTATATTGTTTCTTTCGTTTTCAGAAATTAAGCCTTTAGTTTGCTCTCTAACTCTAGCAGTATTTTCTTGAGTGTATTCGTTATAAAGTTTTTTACCTGCAAGTTCTGCACCAAGTATATCTTCTTTATAAGCTAAGGTTATATTATTAATATCAACTGATTGTTGTTTAGATTCAACATCTAATTCAGCTGCTTCCTTTTTTAAAGGAAATAAGTCTTTTGACTGTCGTAAAGATTCTTTTGCCGCATCAATTTGTACTTTATTTTTTTCTTCTTCATCTAATAAAGACGCAAATCTTAAACCTAAATTTAAACCGCTACTTAATCCTGTTGCAAAATTTTCCATAATTAATCAAATATTTTTCTAAATAATAAAGCTGCTGCTATAGCCCATCCTACTGGTGTGGCTGCCGCAGTAATTGCCGCACCTGCATTTGCAGAAAGTGTTGCGCCTTTGGTTATTGCACCTGCTGCTGCTTTTGCGCCTATTGCACCGCCAATACCTACTATAGTTCCTTGAGCTTGCTGCATGCCTGCTTCTTTTTGCATCTCAAGTTGTTGCTGTGCAATATCTTGTTGTGCCTCTAATCTAGCTGATTCTAATAATCCAGCCGTTGCTTGTTTTTTTGTTGTTTGACCTGTTGCTAATAAGCCACCTAATCCACTAGCCATCTAATCCTCCTGTAACTGCTTTTTGGGTCATGCCACTACCTGCACTACCTGATAAAATTTGCATTCTTCTTTCATTAGCTCTCATTCTGGCAAAATTTCTTGCCGCAACTAATGCTGAAGTTTCCGATCTTTGATAATCTGTCTGTGTGTCTGGTCTCATTTGTAAGCCATATCCAGCCTGTCTTCTTGTTTCTTGTCCTCTAACATTAGCATATTGTCTTGCTACTGCTTCTTGGGCTCTACCTATTTCTTCTTGCTTAAGACCTTCAAAACCAGTTGTCATTTGAGCTATAAGATCTTTTTCTACTGGAAAAAATCTATTTAAATAATCTTGAAATTCTGA